AGCGTTTCTGATTAGTTCGGCTCGTAATGCCATAGGAGTACGAGTACATCCGCCTACACTCATTGAGGTCGACTCTAGATCAGATGTACGCCAAACACTTGATTGGTCATTGTCATACCAATACTTTAAATGGTAATTTTCAGTGTTTCTAATAGAATTCATTATGCATTAAATGGCTCAGTTCTCACGCCAAACTTGTCTATCAAGTCATTGACTATTGGCTCAAGTTGGTCGTAAGCAACCAATGGTTTTATTACAGCCCATTGCGGTGTGTTATGTAATCTAATTTTATTATCCAGTGGAATACAATCATTCCACCAATCGCTCCAGATAGTACCAAGGGCGCGGCCTTGCCCTTTGGAAAATCGTACAATAATATCATAGATTGATTTGTTGTAATCATTGAATGTTAGTAACATTCCAAGTTTACCTCTGGACTCACACCATTCTAAATTACTAGACAACAAGTATTTGGAAACAGAATTGTCGCTCCTATATGGTGGTAGTACCCAACAGCGGTTGCCACCGGATCCCAATTGATCATGCAATGGGCAGTCTTCAACTGCGCTTACACCAACGACACTTTCTACATCTTTGTCGTATAAGAAAGTAATCTGTCCATTATCTTTGGTCCATCTTTTCTTGTTTTTAACCAAGAATAAAAATCCGCTTGATGTACGATCTCCCATATTTTCCAGGGCAGGTGATTCAGTTTCTGCAATAGTTGAAAGGAACCCGTTGTACAAGGATTCGTATTGTTCAAACTCAGTTGCGTTAGTATGGAATATAGATAGATTCATATCTATATGTAGCTGTCAATCTATGTCGTTGTTTACCAAGCACATGACAATATGTACTCTATCTTCCAAGCTTCCGTTTATTGCAGTATGTTCTTCTTTTGTGTTGACCCAATATATGCGGCCATCTGCTGGAATATGTAAAATTTCAGGGGGCCGAGTAAAAATAAATTTGGCTTGATTGTGTGTTTTGACAGCAATGTGCAGTCTGGGATTATCGTCTGTGTGTATACTATAACACACCCTGGCAGGCATAATCATAATTCTGGATCTGAATACAGGAATTGGAAGTGAACTAAAAAAGTCCTGCCACCAGGTGCCTGCAAGATCTGGATGTATCATATTCCATTGGCCTTCGCCTTCACCGGGCCTTGAACCTGTACTGGCATTCCAATCAGCGGATCCATTTGTTTGTAAAGACAATTGTCTTTGATCTGGATGTGCCGACATCAGCAGTTGTGTTTCTGCTTTTAGTCTTTCAAAGTCAATTACGCCGGGTATTTTGCTGATCCGTTGCATTATAGTTTTCCAATGGCCATATATCTATTGCACATGTACAGGTTTAACTCTCCTGCCCATAGAATAGTATTTAAGCCAGAGGATGCAACAAATTCTTCTAGGTTATTATGGCAGTTGACATGGTCAGGTACGTCAAACATGTCATTGCCTTGTAGCACTACTGTAGTTCCAGCCGGCAAGGACTTTATCCAATCGCCGTGATCTTTAAAATGCTCTACAATGGTGTCAATTAGCAACAGCTTTTTATATTTGGATAGTTGTAGTTCTCTTACATCTGTTCCTGAATTTTTAAAATTGTTGTGGAATCCAGAATTTAACTCTATTGCGGCAGAATGTACAGATGTGTCAATGTCAATGTTGATAACTGAATCTAAATTTTGTCCCAGCATGTTAGATAAGAATGGTAACAATCCAACCCAACCGCCAACAACCAATGTTGAAGTTTCAACATCGCCCATCTTGCGTTTCTTTGGAATTAGATTTCTTTCTATTAGTTTTTCAACCAGCCAAATTTTACTTTTGACTTGATTTCGGCTCAGTGCATCTTTCCAGTTTAATTCCCTATCATTATTAATTGCAACAGCCAATCTTTTGATATGATCTCGTTGATTGTAATAGTATTCGTTTCCAATGCAAACGCCTAATTTTTTTATATCTGTATCTACTACACAGGAAAGCAATGACTCTTTGCCAATTATCATCTCAACCAATTGAAAGAATTTGTCAAAGTCTTCTCTTGCATCAATTATCAATTGATGTGCCAGGGCCAACACAGGCAAGGCAGGTGTTTCAAATGCTTCAATGTTTAAGTTATTCCACTCATTGAGTGTCCATAATTTATTGGCCATGCCCGTCAAGTCTGTTTCTATTAGATTGACCTTTAGGGGCGTTAACTTAATTGTTTTGCCATCAGTCCAGTCTGTTGGAACATACAGTCCGGTTTCTATTGCCACTTGTAGTGCAATTAATCCTTGCTGGTCATCGCCTTCTCTTACTGCATTCAACAAAGGCCATAAATCAAATGCGTACTCTCTTCCAACTTCAACAATCAACTGTGTAAGCTCGTATTCGTCTTCAGTTTCAAGCCAACGATGAAAATGGTGTACACTTTTGCGAAATCCAATTGCTTCATCAACAAAATAAAGCAATGCAGATCTTAGTTCTGTATTCTTATCCATTGAACCATCCATATAAATTCAAGTTGGTTCTCCATTTAACATCATCATATGTTAACGATTTGGCCGGATGCAATTGCAACATCTTTAAGAAGTAGCTTTGTTCATCGGTAAAATCTGGTAGTATGAAGCCTAATCCTTCACTTATGTGCTTGCCTAAACTTTTGCTTGCCTTGATTGGGTCAGCATTTGCATGCAATGCAAAAAAGTCTTTGAACCAGGCATAGTCTCTGATATTGACACAGTCAAAGTTGTCGTATTGTAACATTTTTACAGCGAGTCTTGCACCGTATACACTCCACATGCCATTCTCTACATCAGCACCCAATGTCATCCATGTCAATAGCCTTTGATAGTTTGCGGCATGCATCATTTCTGGCCAAGATTCAAATGCAAGCACTTGTCCTTGTTCCATACTAAGCTTGACGCCTTCTCTAAATCCCACTCGAAATGCTTGGTAAGCACTGGCGTTTGTGTATACATTAGAATAACAACCTGGTAGCTCTTTGTATCTATTGAAGTCCCAACAAAAATCTATTGCATCTCGATCTTCAGTGGCCAGTTCATGACTTTTCATGTTAGCAAGATGTTCAGTACTCCACATTTTTAGGCCGCCATTGCCGTACATGAGTCCGTTTGTGTATTGTCTGCCGCCCCAGGTAAAGCTGACTTTTCCATCCATGCCTTCGGGCAATTGTTTATTGAAGAAAGCTGGATCAACTTCGTTGTCTGCATCTACTGTGATGATATATTCACTGCTGGCAAATTCAGTGGCAGCGGCCTTGTGTGCCGCATCAAATCCGACCACACCATGTACTCTGGCAATTCGTTTATGTGGAGTAATTGACTTTAGCAGTTCCCAATTTTTATCTGCATTGGGTTCATCAAAGCTTAAAAATACTACTGGAACATCTGACATCTTTTTATAGATGATTGGATTCTTGACTGCTTTAAACATTGACATTTTTAAATTCCTTTTTTAGCCACGACCAATCATTGATTAAATTTAGCTTTTCAATGTCATCACTGTTACGCATGCCGTACTTGGATCCACTTCTTGCACCATCAATTGTGTACTTTCCGTTGTTTGAGAACCAACCATGCGTACACCATATGAATCTTCGTTCACTGCACTTTTCAATTGCTTCCCAGTATGTAAAAATATCTGTTTCTTTAAGATATTTTTCTTTGATCAGCATACCCTGGGCTTTTCGATAGTTTGCTTTTTTCTCATCGGTCCAGTCTTGAGTTGCAATGTAAATGGATAGATCTTCCAGCTCGTTGCGCTCTTTTCTTTTTGCAGAGTTGACCCTGCTCTTTATCATTGACAAGGATGACAGCTTTGCACATTCGCGAAAGGCGCCTATCCAAGCAGATTCTGGCGTTACATTAAATCTAGTTTCGCAACTGATGCTGGACATGTTGACACTTGCGCGACCAATTGTGGTTGATAGGTCCAGCTCCCAAGGGCGGCTTTCTAGGAATGGCTGGCGTGGAAATAGCTTTACACCACCGTAACCATACTCCAGTTCATTTGCTACATTTTTTGAATTCCATACCAATACACATTCGTTTTCTGGAATATCCCAATGTCCTGTTTCTGCGCTGGGAATAAAATTAAAATCAAATCCATCTACGATCCATGCATCTGCATCAACTACCCAGAAGTTTTCTGTGGTACTTTGTTTTGCACATGTTTCGTGTACCTGATAGATGCCCTTGACATTGCTGATATGCTTTGCTGTGGGCGCAAATTCTAAAAGGCGTGTCCAGTTGGCTTCGCTACCTTGTTCGCCCATTGAGATAAAGAAAACATCTAACAATGTTTACTCCGCAATAAACTGTTCAACATCGCTTTCCTTGACAGTTGGGCCAAGTCGATGCGGATTGAAATAACTGGCCTTAAAGAAGCGACTGCCTGCTTCATCCAAGTCTGCAATTTCAAGTCTTAAATCTTGTTGTAGTATGCGACCAATTTTACGAGTCTCGGCCAACAGCTTTGTTCGGCTCCAAGAGTACTTGCTGTTGGGACAAGTTTCTTCGTCACCAACAAATTGTGGCATTACTGTTTCTGCCCAGTATTGATTGTGCCATTCGAAGTCAGCAACCAATTTGTAGTCCCAATCTCGACGCAAGTTGGTTAAGTAGCAACCTAAACGAGCACCGTACATGGCCCATAGCCCATTTGGCACATCCATACCAACACTCATCCAAACCAGTAGTCTACGATGATTTTTAAAATGGTTCTTATCTGCAATTTGGCGCCAGTCCATCGGCTTTCCATCATGCAAGGCCAATTTGACACCTTCTCTAAATCCTGCACGATATGCCTGATATGGAGTTGCATTGTTAAACACATCGCTGTAGATGTTGTTCAATTGATGATAGTGAATGTCCCAGCAAAAGTCCACAGCGCCAGCACCCGAATCAACTGCCTCATGAGTACGCATCTGCTCAACAACCTTAACCGGCCACAATTTGACGCCACCGTTGCCGTATACCAGTCCATTGACTATATTCTTGCCGGACCATGATAACACATCACTGCGATCAAATTTTCCTAAATCTAGTTCAAGTTCAAAAAAGTCTGGTCGCACTTTGTTGTCTGCATCAATTGTGATAAAGCGTTCAGTTTCGGCTAGTTTGGCCGCGGCCTTGTGACAAGCATCGCTTCCATATACTCCGTGACTGCGTTTGGCCCACGGGCATTTTTCCAATAAATCTGCATAGTTTGCATCTGCATTTGGTTCATCGTAGCTGATGAACACTACATCAAATTCGCTAATAGGGGTTTTCAATTTAGTACTCCGATATCTATATTGCTTGCTTTATATAACACTTGCGGTACGGTCTGGTAAGGCCAATCTGCAACAATTTCAAAGGGATGATGCTGTCTCATCATCAGTGCTGGAAGTTCTGACCAAGAATGAAATGCTTCTGGATCATCACCATTTAATATTGCCACTTTTAAATTTCCAAAATGAGAATCTATGCTGGATCCTTTTTCATAATGACTTTGTGCCCATATGCCATTGCCCTTCTTAAAGAGAGAAATGTGTTTTCCGCGGCCCATATGACTGATAACTGTTTGTTCGTCGCTGACACCAGAAAATAAATGATAATTCTGTACTCTATTAAACGACAGCTCTTCTGCAACTGGTGGAATATTAATTCTAACACGCTGACCTTGATACAGTATCTTGATCACGGTGTCATGACTCATAAAACTCCAAAGACGCTGTTCCCAATATCCGCGTTCCACAATGTCTGCAACAGGTACATCAGTTTTTCCAAATAGTTGATGCGGGTCTTCTTCGTCAGTTAGAAACATAGGTATATGTTCAGCTACAGTGTCCTTGTCAAGGCGTTCTTTGATTTCAGTTGACCATCTACGACTGGCTTCTACCCTGATCATTCCATTTTCATTGAATAATAATACACGCAAAGGAGTCAGCGGATTGTATAGATTTTCACCGGCACTGAGCCACCCAAGTTGAATTTGCTTCTTTTTAAACTTGCTGGGTTTTTTGATGTCTACTAGATCCAATGCTCCCAGCGTTTCATTGAATGCAATTTTATAATCGTTTTGATTTGCAGAACCAGACAATAGATCTTTTACTCTTGCATACGACAAGACAATATGTGAAGGATCTGCTGACTGTCCTGGTCTAATAGAATTGATAAGCCCAGAGCTGGAATCATATTCCACAGACCAAAACTCTTCTCTTTTTCGTTTTCTAGGACGAAGTTCAAATTGAATTTCATCCACGGCGCCAATACTCCAATGGCTTTTCACTTTCTGCTAGCCACACTGGATAAATTTGACTGTGATTTTCCAGTTTAAAATTTCCATTGGCAGGGTAAAATGCAATCCAATCATGCCACATATGATGTGCATACATGATTGGTGCAAGCTCTAAATTTCTCACACTCATGTCAACTATTTTAAACCAGTCTGGTGCATGCCAATGGCCTGTTGAAAACACCACACCCAGTACATGTTCGAGTGTTGGAACTTCTGGCTCGTAATTTTGCCAATACACAGCTTTGTCAAGATGCAATGCCAGTTCGAAACTCAATTGGGCAGATTCTGGATCTCCCACTATCAATAGATAGGTCCAAATGTTATTACCATTTTTTTCTAAGGGTAATCTTTCCAGTATCTTACCAGGAGGTATTGGCTGTCCGCGATGGTCTACACCTGTGCCCGGCATAAAATTCAGCTTCTTAGATACGGCAACTTTAGCAATTTCAAAAGTAGTTTGACGTGGACACAATCCAGCCCTGCAAATAATATCACCTGACTCTAATTTTAAAGTTGATAATATTTTTAATTGTTCCCAAGCATCATCTGGCAAGTCTACAATGTTAATTGGCATCATTGCATCAACAAACTTTGTGTCCATCTTGGTGATATCTGCATGGTTTGTTCGTCCTGGAAGTGTAAGTATATGTACGGTCATGCCAACACTTCCATGATTCTATCGTAGTTGCGGATGATGCTTTTCTTGTTCATTAAATGCAAGTCCTCACCCGTTACTTCAACTACCATATTTTTCCACTCTTCTGGCAGATTGCTTAACATGATCCAACGGTTTGAATCAACCACTTCAACAATATCATCTCGCTGGTCTTGGTATCTAAGATAATATGGAATTTGTCCAATGAAGCCACCATCTGACCAACCATCACACATGTGAGCCGCAATGCTGGCTGAATAGTCTGTGCGATACAATGTGCCTGGGAATTTGTATAGGAAGCGATAGTATTCCCAATTTTGTTTTACTGCTGACCAAATACTGAAAAAATGTTCTGCTTCTTCACTCTTACGCCAGTACACCACAGTTGACCACCACATGCGAATGCCAGCATAATGTAGCCAGCGTTCTGTGGTGTATGGTTCTTCCATTCTTAAATTTCTAGCATCTCTGTACATGGCCACATCATTCTGACCGCCAAACAGCTTGGCCAAATTGGCATTGCCACATAGGTAATCTGTGTCAATTAAAATTGTTTCATCAAATGGACTTAGATTATAAATGTCGTGTTTGTTGGTGTTTGTAAACTGTGCGTTGAAGCTGTGATATGCGCCATCGTGATGTAAACGCATGTTTCTTTCGTATTCGGGATTGGTTAATATAATGTCATCAAACGCGGCGTTCATAATATCAATACCGTGCGTTTGTTTACAATGTTCCATGCTTTGCTGATTGGTAACCAGTACAACTGGATACTCAGGCATGAATTTTTTTACAGCATACGCGGCAACAATGGCCAATTGCGTATAATCCAACTGCTCATTGTTGTAAGCAAACATCATGAATCCCTTGGTGCTCATGATTATAGCCCTACAATTTTTGCGGTAGACCTTGCTGACTTCAGCTTTTTCTGTTCAACTTGTTTTGTTTCCATGGCAGAATCATAAGCTTGAATCAAAACATTTAGAAATTCGTTTGCATCATCAATTGTTATAACATTACCACTGTGGTCCTCAACAAAAACTTTCTCGTTGCGGGTTGCCTTGACGCTAACAAACGCTATTAGCTCTTGCGTAGATTTAAAGATCGCACCTTGATGTGACACTAAAAGTGCCGCTTCAATTTGGGCATTGATGTTTTGCCGTTGTACCTGTAAAGTTAATCGATAATTGGCAAAGGCCAATGCATCTTCTAATTTTTTATCCATCAATCACTTCTTAGGCTACGCTGGCAATCGCAATTAATCCGGTAATAACAGCATTGAGCTTTTCTTTGAAAGCCAGTTGATTCATCTCTTGGATAATATCTAACTGTCTTTGCATATCACTTAGCACTTCACACAATTCTTCTTTGCTCAATTGCCCCATAAGGACCTGCTGAGTTTGTTGCTTGACTTGCTCTGCCGCGTTGGCAAATACTGGGTCTCCACAATTGGCAAGTTCTGCCAATGCTTGACTGATTTCATCTAAGTTCATCTTGGTCTATTTCCTAGTGTATGTTGAATAACTGTTGCGCTGTTTTCAATACTTTCAAACTTGATTTTACAAAATGCCACACTCACTGGACCATTTCCATAACGAAATGTCAATCCTTGTGCAATTTCATTCAAAGACTTTGATGCCTTGTAGCCATTTTCATTATGAGGAATATTCTCGCTGTATAACTCAAAAGTTCTGGTATTGTTTGACAACTTAACTGCATTCTCTTTGCTAACCTGTGCATTATCACATTGTGATTTAAATTGCTGTGCTTCAGATCGAATTGTAGTAATTAAACCATATTCGGCTGAGTCAAACTTAGTCATTAAGTATGCATCAATTAGAGCGCAACCACTTAGCATACTCAAAGCTAAAAGCAAAACTGTTATTTTTTTCATATTTTAACCTTAGAATTGTTGCCAATGGTTAGCAAACGCAATGCTATTTATAGATGCGTTAGCAACCGTTTAACCGTTTAAAGTTCTTGCCAGTCTTGAGTCAACTGACTTACAGGCATTGGTAATTCCAAAGTTACTGAGCGTTCGCTAATAGTACTTGGATGTGTCATAGTAACAGTCATTGCAACTGAACCTCGCACTTCAATACCAAGGCCGGCATTGTCTAACAACGACCTAATTTCTAATTTTTGTCCGTTAATGGTACCAAACAGTTTCAAACGGCTCGAAGCATAGCCGCCATAACCGCCATATCCGCCATAGCCTCCATAGCCTCCATAGCCTCCATATCCGCCATATCCGCCATATCCGCCATAACCTCCACTGCCGCCGTTACAGTCCTCTCCACCATAACCTCCGTATCCACCATAACCTCCGTATCCACCATAACCTCCGTATCCACCATAACCTCCGTATCCACCATAGCCTCCACCACCACCTCCGGCAGGGCTGGTATATAGAAGTTTTTCATTAGGTGTTAATTCGCTAAATCCTAGACCTTGACTAATTCCTCGATTGTTCAAACTTGCAGTATCTTCAACATTAATCTTAATGGTTCCCATGTCAATGAATATGGTTTTCCATGTATGGTAGCCGCAACCATAACCACCTGTGATACTGTATGCTATGCGAATATCGCCACCAGCGTTGAAAAAGTGACGAGCACTTTCATATCCGCTAAAGTCCAACTCAACAATGCTGTCTAGTTGATTGGTCCAATTGATATCTTTTGAATATGTTCCAATACTGTTGATTGTAGTGTATTGGGGATCTACAGCATTTCTTAAATTCCTTGCGCCATTTAACAATGACTCAGCTGAATTAAAAAAGTCAGCCGTAACCTTGTCGCCACGAGCAACAACCACTAGTTCAATGTCACTGCTGTTTGTTCTTAGGGTACTGATGTTGATGCGATCAACAATTTCATTTGTCTTATCTGCAGTAATTTTTTCACCGCGTTGAACATTGTCAACATTATTGCCGCCCCAGCCCCAACGGATTGCATCTTGTACCGATGCGTCATCGCTTGGACCTTGATTATCATGCGTGTCACCGAATAATTCGTTTACAGAATCTGTAAGTGAGTTAAGGTAATCCGCTGTGATTTTATCTTTGCGGCTAACTGACATTATCTTACTCCAACTGTTGCTTCGACTTTACCAATTCCTGCACCATCAAAATTAGCTAGACTACGACCAACTATGCTCCATGCTGGAGAATCAACAGGGGCCGCTTGTGCAACACCCGGAATATCGCTGGCAGTTAATCTGTCGCCACGATTTACTTTGCCTTTGACTTTTACTGGAATACGACCAGCTACGGCAATGGCCAATGCATTTTTAGCATTCTTCTTTTTAGTGTTCATCAAA